GCGGTGAGTGAACTTAATGAAGATACTATAAAGAATAACCTTGTCCCAAACATTCCAGTAAAGTGTATTCATTGGTTTTTGAGAAATACAATTTTTGAAAACGAAGATGATGCAGAAGGTAGTGGTTTGGGTGGTGAGTATCTGTACGAAAATAGATTTAATTTTTCAGCGACATTGGATTTCCAGGGTGAAAATACAACTCTCTACCCAATCATGAAAGATGCGTCATTTTATATAAATGGGAATAGGTTACCTGAATTGACAAAAACTGGTCACGAATATTACAAATTTCTAATTCCATATCAAAAAAGGTTATCCAGACCAATACGAAATATCTATACATACAGTTTCTCGTTGAATCCAGTAAATGTGGAACCATCGGGAAACTTGGACTTTAGCCAAATTCAATCAGACAAGACTAACATAGAGGTAAAATTAGACACAGATTCTGGAATAGACATCTCTACAGAAACCTTTTCTCTGAACATGTACTACACTGGATATCAAACCTTTGTGTTTGATAAGGGCTTCATGTCAATTGCTTATTAAAAAGACTCTCTCTATTTTCAGAGATGTAGTCAATAATATTATTCTTGATACACCATTTGATGAAATTCAATTGAGCCAAGGTCGTTTGGATTTCATGAGATGTACCTGGCACTGTGTAGGCAAACTTTTGAGATCGACAGAATGGATCGAAGAGTTGTTTACTGTATCCATTGAGGCTTGACTTGTAAGCACAGTGGACCGTGAATAATTTTCCATCCCCCGTTTGGTAAGAAGTGTGATTCTTTTTTGCGTAATTTGTGATAAACCATTCCAGATTTCGGAGAGAAATACCACTTGACTTGTCTAATATCGTGAGGAGTGTAGATTTATTCTTCTCGTTGTCGTAAAAGTTGTTGATGGATGTTAGTAGAATATCGTTTTTGCTCATTACCATATTAGACCCCCAAATCTATAAGCTCCTTTGATGAAGCACACCCTGGACACCCCCTCACAAACATCTGTTCTGGGCCATGGTTATGTAGGCTTGAAGTTGATAATACACGATGACATATCCGTTCGCCCTGGGCTTTGTGATGACGACAGTACCCGTTGTATACCGCCTTGAAAGTGCATCTGTGTCCATCCGACTTTGTTCCCTTGCACGTGGTACTCACAAATGAAACTGGGATATCTTTGAGTAAAAGTTCCAGGGGTATCGCATGCTTTTTTGAAATTGTTAGGGCATATTCGTTGAGAATTGCATTCACTCGTTCTTCCAATTCCTCATCAACTAGCTGTGTAATCTTCTCATGAAGACTCATCCTTACTCTGTTTTAGCTCGTAGTTTTTAAATATGTCTTCAACGGAACCCTGTCTCGCTTCCTTAAGGCGAGCCCTGAGAACTGCAAGAGTTCCGGTCTCTTCAATACCAAGACGCTGACATTCTGCGATGAGATCATCCTTTTTCATTGTACTGAGAGCTGGCTCTCTCTTTGGTTTCGGTGGCTTGTGTTGATTAATGATTTCACCAAAGATTTCATCCTTGACATTCTCAAACAGTGGATCCAAAAGGTCACACACAGGGTTGAGGAACTTATTGAGGAAATAATAGTGATAATCAACAGGTACGCCATGCTCCTCTACATATTTTGGATCTTCGGCTTTTTCGTACGCTTTGGCTTTGGAATCTTGGGTCTTTGTGAGCAGGTATGGCACACGATCCCCAGACTGTGGTTCAGAACCAGGCTTTCTTTGACGCATCTTCGTGACAACTTGTACATGCGATTGATTAATATTGACACTTTCTTTGCTCGTGACAGACACATTCTTACCACCAACCTTATAGGTATCCGAGAGACCTTGGCTCAATATAAGCTTATGATTGGGGACATCACCCGAAAGAAGTTCAATCGCCCTCTCTTTGGCCAACTCCTTTGGTGGACCGGGGTCACTTGATGTGAGAACAACATCTAAGAGTTCCTTACAGACCTCTCGCACATGGGGTGTGTTATCCCGTCGCACAACTTGGAGGCCCTTGATGTCAATATAGTCCATGTGCATCTTTCCGTCTTTCCCCTGTGTCCACAACTTTGCGGCATACCTCTTCTTTGAATACAAAAAGTATGGCCAATAGACCTTTTCCAATTCCAAATTATTGGGCTTTTTGAAGAGAGCTGAACACTCTTCGGCAGCTCTCTCACCGACCTCCCAGCTGTAGGCAATCGCATCTTCACCTTTGCGATCCCCAACATCAAACTCAACCATTACTGAGTCAGTATCCCCGTACCTTACCTTTGCACCCGGAAAGTGCTTCTCAACATAATTCCGGGTCTCTTCAATCATCGCACGTCCCTTTGAAGTTGTTGTGGAAGCAATTGGAACACATGGTAAGATACCCTTGCCAGCACCAGTGAACCCATAGACTGAGTTCATGGATATCTTGTAAGCCAACTGTTTACCGTTGTAGACTTCTTTCATGAAACCTGTAGCCGCTGCCATGTCCCGCTTGGCCTGCTTACGGAACTGTTTCAATTCAAGAAGAATCGCAGGTAAAAGACTTGGTACATCTTGGGCAAACTTATAAGTTCGGTCACCAACCTTGAAAGTTTCATAGATGATTCCCGGAACCGCGCCATACTTCTTCTCGTCCATGACATATGACGAATAGCATAGATTGTGTGCCATCATAATTGATGGATACAGTGCTTCAAAATCAAGAGCAGTAATTGGAGTATAGTATGCACCCTTTTGTGCTTCAAGAACCGTAGCTCCCTCGTAGGGTTCTTCGGGGATTGCCCCATACCGAATTGTCGGAACCATGAAACCCAATTCCCTCGCCTTCTTTGTCAGTTGAGAAAATACCTTGATTTGTTGTCCACGCTCTACAAGAAAGTTTGCTGGAACCCAAGTTGCCTTGGCCATCTCCACCATGTTTAGGAGAGTACAGAGCTTCTTCATCAGGCGATGTGGAAGAAGTGTATCCTTGATACAATACTCGGCAACTTCCCGCAATTTTACGGGGTCTCCCTCCTTGTAGCGAGCAAACATCTCCTTTGGTGCCATATCAATTTTTTGATCTCCCAGGTACAATTTAGATACACTATCCAATTTATAGCTATCCAATTTGTATCCCTTCTTGACTTCGTGGAACATATCAAAGATGAAGCGACCAGACATTGGGAGTAACTTCAGGAGGTTGTCTCCAAGGGCACTTGATGAGAGCTTCTTAATGACAAGTTCCGACTCCGTATCCCTCAACTTACCCAAGTTGAAGAATTCATAGTGACACCGATTGACTTGTGCACGCTTGTATATGTATTCCATATCAAATCCAAAAATGTTCCACCCGGTAATGATATCCACATCACTTTTGTGAAGATACTTTTGAAATGCCTCCAACATTTCTCTCTCGGTGTCGTAGCTCAGAATAGTGGAACCTTCCAGATTGGGATCCGTCTTCTTGTAGCAAAGACATGTCTTATCGTATGGTTCGTCAGAGCCAAACTTACATAGGGAGATTGCGATTTGAAAGCAGGCGTCCCCGGGAACATCTGCATCAGGAAACTTACCCGTAGAACTATTACATTCAATATCCACAGATGCCACGACAAATGGAGCAATGTCGTCCCTCACCACAGGCTTGAGGGTTGTCCAGTCATTACAGAAAAGATCCAAATCAACGCGGGCGAGATGCGAACGAATACACTTGTCCCCCGTGTCTAACCATCCAGTGGATTGGATTCCTGTGCGGTGCATCAGGCGCAGTACTGGATCCAGGTTTGATTCATAAACTTTTACATTCCTGACCCCAAAAATATCAAAAAGTTCGGGTGTACGGTCGAGTGGTCTCCTCAGAAAAGAATCCACGAGACGGCGAGCCTGAAGGTGTTTGAAGTTCACTTTCATGTATGCAAACTCTTCATTGTTTTGAAATCCCCAGACATCCTTAGACTTCATGACAGAGTAGGCTACCAGGGAATCTTTACATTGTTGATCAAGAATATCGTAAATTCTTTGAATTTTCTGGTTCGTAATATTCACCGGAAGTTTGATAAAAAAATACGGCGTAAACGCAGTTGTAAGACAGACAGACTTCCCCTCCTCGGTCTTACCAAAGATACTGATCAAGTGCTCATCATCTGTATCTCTGGATTCCCAAGTGAGTGCTTGGAAGACTACCATAATTCTCGTTGTGTAGTCATCGCCCGAAAATTTTAATATACTTTATTAGTAAAAATGTCAGCTGCTTTGATTGACCTTGTATCTAAAGGTGCCCAGGATGCGTACATCACTGGTCAACCTCAGGTCAGTTTTTTCCGTCAAAACTACAAGCGACACACAAATTTTGCGATGCGTCCAGAACGCGTGGATTACATCGGCACTTTCGGTGCCTCCAATGAAATTGTCGTCCCACTCCGCTCCAAGGGTGACCTCTTGAGCTATGTCTGGATTGAAGCTGAAGGTATTGCTTTGCCAGGTGGTAACAACGCTATGTTTGACACTTCCGCGTCCCAGCCAACCACTTTCCAACTCTGGATTGGTGGACAAAAGGTGTGCGAACTTGACTCCCTCTTCGTTCAGGGTATTCACAATGTGTTGTACAACGACAACTCTGCCAAGGCTACTATGAGACACACCATTGAAACTGCCCAAAACAACTCAAATGGTGACCACTATGTGATCCCATTCTTCTTCGGCGAAGACTGGACCAAGAGCCTTCCATTGGTGGCTCTCCAATACCATGAAGTGGAATTGCGTATTAAGATCCAAGATCAATACACCGCGGCGGGTACTCCAAAAATCTACGCCAACTACATCTACTTGGACACAGATGAACGCAAGTTCTTCACAGACAACGAACATGAGTTGTTGATTAACCAAGTTCAATATCAACCAGGTACTCAAGCCGACGCCGAGTTTGATCTTACCTACTTTAACCATCCAGTAAAGGCACTTCACCTGGTTGCGGGTAACATTAACAACGCGGATTGGGAAACTAACTACACTTTTGGCACCGGCTCGTTGTACATCAACGGCACCGCTCTCTTTGAGAACATGTCTAATGTCTACCACCACGATGTTGTTCCAGAAATGCACTGCTCCGCCCTTGGTGTTGACAGTCTTGTTCAAGACAGTGTGTACACCTGGCCATTCTGCCTCAACTTGGACAAGTCACAACCAAGTGGCTCCCTTAACTTTTCCCGTATTGACAACGCCAAGTTATTGCTTAATGGTGTGACTTCGGCGAGTGCTTCAAGCCCTGCACGAGTTTATGCGGTCAACTATAACATCTTACGCGTTAAGAATGGTATGGCTGGTGTTGCTTTCGGTAACTAAGTTTATTCATAAATTACTAAACAAAATTTACATACGATTGGTTTAAAAATATCAATGATATGTAAGTTAGGATGGATCTTGTCCCAATTAAACTTATCAAGAACCGCAATGTTCGTAACACCCTTTTGAGAGTCAAAGGTGAGAATGCCGAAATTGACACATCTGACTACATTGAGCGTAAAATGAATACAAACCTCGCGGCGAGATATCTCATGGCTATTGAAGATGCCTCGGAAATGGCTAAGCAACTCATCCAGAGACCTGGCGTCTTTGAACAAATCGCGAAAGACATCAAGAAGGAAGCTGACTATGATTTCAAGTTTAAGTGTCGCAGAACATCCAATATGACTAAACCTGCAAAAAATCGTAAGGGTACCGAGTATCTTCATATCTCACACACCTATGAGAGTGGTGATGGTCACTACGCACTCGCAAAAGTGAATCACAACAAGAAGGAAATCACGTTGTTCAATTCAATGGGTGCGGGTCAGTCAGATTTCAGGAATGAACTTCGTACAGTCTACGGAAATACCTACACATTAAGAAACAAAAACTCTTCCTTCCAACCAACGGGCGGATTTGTGACCACGAACACAGAAAATTACAAACAACTTCTTAACAACG